GGGATTGTAGGATTTATGAAAACCAAGAAACCAAAACGAACCACTAAAGCCGCCGAGATTCGGCGATTGATTGCTGACTACATCGCCAGCGAGGGTTGCGAATGCTGCCGTGACTCGTACACGCACAGCGTAGCCGAGGAAGGGCTTGCCAAGCTCCTAAAGGTGCCAAGGTACAAGGACGGCTCAGGCTGGGACTGGAACAAATACAGGAGTCCAAAAGGGCTGAGAGTCAAATGACCCCTCATCAGCGATGAAAAGAGAAGATTTATGAAACCAAATAAACGAACCATTGAGCGGTATTACGCGATCAGAATTGGAACACCGGGAAAGCACTGGCCGTATTTCAAGACTGGGCCGGACAATGAAACTCCGCACCTGTTCGGTAGTCGTGAAGCGGCTGAACGGGAGTGCCCAAAGCAACCAGATACGCAGGTTGTGGTGGTCCGCGTCTGTAACCCATGAAAGCGAAAACGGAAGTGCTTTGCGCGGAGCCGTTGGTGGTCAGGGTTCCTTATGCAAGGACTAGAATTCCAAGGAAGGAAAAGAAGTCCCTGCGCCGTATGATGCGCCGCGCTCTGCGATTACCAGAGCCAACAGACAGGGTGGATGCGTGGTTTGCATGAAAGATAAAGCTGAAACCAATGAGCAGATTAGCTGCCCATTTTGTGGCGAGCAGGGCTTTGACCTTCTGGGTTTCAAGACCCACCTGCTGGCGTTCTGCGTAAAGTTTGATGAATTAGGAAGCGATTAACCCCCCTAGCGATGGCGGGAAGATTTTATGAGTGAACGACAAGCAAGAATACAGGAACTAAAGGCGCTAATTGCGGAGCGGGAATCCGCTTTGTGGCCGTTGCGGGAGGAACTTCAAAAGCTTCAGGTGGCTGAGGAAATCGACGCTGCACCGTTTAAGCCCGGTGATACCATTGAGTGGGTCGCGGGTAGCCATGGCACACGGCGCGGGAGCATTGTTCACGCGAAACGCTGGTGCGGTGGCGAAAAGTTTGAGTATTGGGTTGAGCCTATTCTGAAAAACGGAACGGTTGGCAAGCGAGTCTGGATTCAACCTTGGCACAACCCCCGCCGCACAGAACCCAAATAAGCGATTATGAGTTACCAACGTAAGCAATTCGGAGAGGGACCAGCAGTCATGGTGGAAGTGATCGACGCTGACGGCATTCGCGACGACAAAAGCTATGTCCGCATAAATTGGAGTTGCGTCGGCGCTATTTCAGTGGAACGTGCGGACGAGTTCCACGACCACCTTGGCGCTGCGCTGAGGTATGCCAAGCGGCAAATGGCCCGCCAGCAACGGAAGGAAGCAAAAACAAAATGAACACTGACCTAGCCCGCCGTATCGCGGGAGCATTAGCCGTCCGTGGATACCTTGGAGCCGATAACTTTGCCGACGCAGAGTTCATCATCGCCAAGCACCTAGAGCCGTTGGTGAAGGAGAACCAGGAGCTTAGGGAGGCGCTGGAAGCCCTTGAGGACGTGTCGCATGTGGAAGGGTTCACCTACGACGCCATAATGAAAGCGAGAGCAGCCCTAGCGCACGGGAAAGCGGGTTAGAGCTTTCTTTCGCCCCTTCGGTTCAGGGATTGGCGTGTCTGACCATTCACCACCCATTTCTGAGACGCGGCAAAAGCTACCGGAGTCATTGCACCAGTATTCAATGTAGGCTATCCCGGCCATCTCAACATGAATAGGTCGCGGGGCGGCTTTACGGTTAAAACGCCACCACCAATAGCCAGCGCAATCAGGCAGGTCTTTAGTCCATTTCATTCTTTCCCCCTAGCGTGGCGCAGCGCGGGTTTTCCGTTGATGCGCCGAACAAGGCACGACGTGCAGACCGAACGGCCTTTAACGATGGTGCTCTGCGTAGCCATTCGGCCAACGTCCTGATTCGCAATCCTCACACTGCACCGCCGTTTTCTTCTCGTTGGTGTTCATGGCTTGGGCTTTCATAGATACTCGCCGGAAATGGCGATCCCTGTCGCAATGGACTCATTCCAGCACTTCTGGCAGGCTGGTAGCCGTTGGGTTTTCCCGTTCTGCTTTACGAGCAATGAAACAATGGCTTTGTTTTTGCATTGTGTCCACGTGGAAGGCCCAAGGGTAAAGGCACCGCCAAGCCGCCTGTAGCCCTCGCATCGTATCTGTTTCTGTTTGGTTTTAGTTTTCATTCCATCACCTTTCTTGCGCGAGCGCAGCGCGGAGTGACTGAACATGGCATAGAATCTTGTCCGACTCGCGCCTGTCGCCTTCGACACGTTCCGCAAATGTTTCAAGAGCCTCGCGTAGGGCGGCGTAGTCGGAATACTTGATCCATTCGCCGTCCCCGTACTCAACCATTTCAGGGTCGCCAAGCAAGGCGGGGTCTTCAGCAAGTGTATAACGCACCGGGCTCAGGGTTCATTGCTGCGCTCCTTTCTGGGCGGCAAACAGCTTGGCTTTAGCCATTGCCTTCTTTCGGCTCTCGGGATCAGCGACAACAAACCGGAATTGCTTCATGGTGTCGTAGCCGCGAAGTTGAATTGTTCCGGTCCTGTTTAACCCCTTGCCAGCCTTGCCCCCACTGGTAGGAATGTGAATCGACCAGCCGTTGATCTGTCCAATTTTCATAGAATCTTAGTTTCTTTGCCCCGGCAGCGAACCACCGGGGCGTTTGGGTTATTAAATCTCAATGCTGTTCCTGTCCGCCAGCTTTCTAGCTGTTTCCTCGAAACCGAACCATGCGAGCAGGTTGCGGTTAGAGTCTTCCTGCGCGAGTGGGTCCGTGTCTTCCCATTTGTCGCCGAATAGACCCTTCGGGCCATCGCAGCCGATGCTTTCCATCATTTCCTTGAGCAGTTCGGAAATCTCACGCCGATGGGTCTGGAAGAATTTAACCGCATCCCGCGTGTAGATCAGGTGACTGACCATGCCCGACTGGCAACCGCCGTAGAACAGGTCTTTCAGGACACCTTCCGCGCCACTCTCGTAATCAGTTGCCCGCCCGTTCACCCATGCTTGAACATGGCGTTCTAATCGTGTTTCCGCGCCTTTTAGTTTCGTCTTAGTCATTTTGTTTCGCGCTAGACTTTAACGTCCTAGCTCTGGACGGTTTCAACCTGCCACCATTAGCAGATCGAAGCCAACGCAGGGAAGCCCGTAAGGCCCGCTCCCCCGCGCTGGGTTCGAGCGGCTAATCTTCAACTTTCTTAAGCGCCTCGATTGCCCTTATTTCCGCCTGAGTGAATTGCTGCCGCTCTGCCTCTGTGTAGCTGGAATGGCACTGGTAGCCAACTAAACCCTTAAGCGCCTCGTAAAGCTCTGGCGCGGCTGCTATCAGCTTCGCGTTAGCAACAGCCCCCGCGTTCTCGGGCAGGGAAAATGTTGGCAAGCCCCAAGGCTTCTCAGACGTGACAAGGCCCAGGTAGACCGTTGCTACAGATTCAGACTCGCCAGCATTTATGCTGATTCCACCGTGCCCATTCTGACCGCCCATCCGCCACGGTCCCGGCGTAAACTTCGTCTCGTTCGCTTTTGTCGTATTCATGGTTCCTTTCGCACCCCCACCGTAGCAGGGGTGCTGTTGGGTTAGTGTCGTACCGCCATTCTGTTCTCCCGCGTCTGGGTCGCTGCTAAATAAGCCTCTATTACGGCGTCCCGTTCGGCTCGCCATTGTTCCACCCGTTGCAGGGTGTATCCCGGTAGCCTGAAACGCGCTTCTATCGCGTCAACAAGCGCCCAATGATCCGCCCCGGCCATAATATCCCGGCCAAGCATTTCCAGATACGCAATGACGGCAGAGCGCAACGAGCATTTAGCCCTACCGCGTATCTCATCCAAAGAAGGGACGAACGCGCTCACGATTGCACCCCCGTGGCTTTCTGAATTATGTCCTGAGTGTGTAGCAGCAGGTCTTTCCAATCAATCGCCCCATGTGCGCAATGCTCGGGGTCCAATTGCGCCCGCATCGCCTCTGCCAGTATGCCCAATTGCTTCAGCATGGCCGGTGATTGCGCGATTAGCTGGGCGTCTGCCGGATCACATGAATTGCAAACAACATGTTCGCGCCTATCCTGACCAGCATAAACGGAGACCATGTTCAGGGGAGTCTTGCCAGATAGATAGGCGTCATTCGCCACCACGTGCCACGGCCCCGCAGTATGTTTCGTTGTCATGTTATCGCCTTGTTGGGGGGTTAATCCATGTTCTCGGGGTCTGCCACGTCCAGCCCTACACGTATGCGGTTCATCGCATCCCGGTAGGCATCTTGCGCGCTCTGACCTTGCGGCCATTCCACCTTTAGCGACCTACACCCGCCATCCTTCCATTGCTTGCCGTTGGGTGCTATTATTTGCAGGACATTCCATCGCCCCGCGCTATCGTCCTCAACCTTAGCGCCAACAGCTTGCGCTGCCGATCTAAGCTCCCGAAGTGTTATTGCTTTCATCGTCAACATTTAAGAAGGTGCCCCCTAAACGGCTGTTGACGATGAGACCAGCCGAAAGGCCAGAAGCATCACCGCTAGGGAGCATTAAGTGTTTATCGTTCGCACTCATCGTCAACGCCACCATTCAATCACACCACGCACCAACTGTCTACAACTTTTTTTCACCACCTCACCTAACCCGTTGCAGATCAGGGAATTATTCTTACAAAAATAAATGAAGATGCGCCAAAGAAATACCCGGCTAGCAGGTGATAATTGCTTGTCTAGGGCAAACCTGTTAGCCGGGCCAAGGGGTCTCCGGTCAGGCTTCTCACTTATCACACTCACCCACCCCTTGGCAACTGCATTCAACTTTAGACTTGCAACCCACCACAATTAGCCCCATCGTGAGCAACAGAATGGCCACAGAGACGCCAGAAGCCATCCCCGCTCTACCAACTACCCACCGGCAACACAACGCGTCCCTATGCCCACCTGAGAAGCGTAAAGCCATCCTGGAACATCTCAAGTCAGGCACCGGCATTCTAGCTACCGCCAGCATCACAAACTCATCCCCAAATACCGTCCAAGCCGTACGCGATCAGTCATCGGAATGGCGACAAGAGCAATCAGCTACCCTCAAGCGATTCACTCGCATGCTCACCCACTCCATGGTGAACATGTCACAAGAAGAACTGGCAGCTATCCCACTCCAACAGCGATCCATCAGCCTCGGAGTGGTAATAGACAAAATTCAGATGCTCGATGGCGAGCCTACCCAGATCATTGAACACAAGCATTCCCTTGACCTCACAAGCCTCAAATCCTCTCTCGGTGTCACTGATGAAATCGTTGTCACTCCGTTAGAGTCGAGCCTTGATAATCAGGCACTTACGGAGCCAAATAACTTACAATTACCTCAGTAGGTAGGTAATAACTTCCAGCACCCTCGTTTCACCCGCGTAAACATTGGGGATTATGCATGCGTTACGCACAATGTACAAAAGATTTAATTGGAGCCGGGGGAGGGGGTTCGAGATTTGCTAGCCCCTTGATTTCCTTGACCTGTAATCCTTCCCAAATTTTTCCTGCAAAGTCGATTAACGTTAGTGGCTGTGGGAGAGGTGGTTAAGTGGGTTATTCTTGGGTGGGTTGGTTATTCAAAGACACAATACCCCCTTAATAGGGGTAGGCGGCTCTTTTGAGCCGTGAGCGCCAAGGCATCTATGCCGCAGAAGGCGGTTAATCCTTCCTGAACCGGGCGCTCAGAGGTACCAGCGTCTTATCATGACAGGCATAAGCCCCTGCGGGGGATTTCTCCGTGTAGCGGGTGTCGGGTAGGACTACGCGCTGTGGATCAGCCGAATCGAGTCGGACGCGCTCTGCAACCTGCTTTCCCGGCGAGACTGAGTGCTTCTTACCATAGGGGCCGGTTTCGTTGTTTGCTGGCCTGCTGCTCGGCAGGCACGGTGCAGGAGCTATGTCATTTATGCTGGCGGAACGGGCTGCTTTTTGAGCAGCCTTCAAAGCTTTTGCTGACTTCTTGTTAACGGGGATCAGCGCCCCGCGCTTTAGCTTGAAGCGAACTAAATCGCGGCAGGTGTTCAGGTGTCGACGGTGCTGGCTCCACTCTTTCCGTAGGTTGGGAGGCGTCGACAGGCGTTTATGCAGGAAATGCTCAAGTTTTCGCTGTAACCCGCCCATAACCTTGTTGACGCATGGAACCTCAAAAAACGCTATTCCACGCTGTCTAATCAGGTGTTTCTTGCGTTTATCGCGGTCAACCTGGGCCTTGAACTTGTCGACCGTGTTCTGTAGGTCTGGAACAAACAGGTAATGCTGGTGGCCTTGAACTTCAATCGCTATCTTCAGGTCGGGCAGGAATATGTCGATTTCCATGCCGAACAGCCACTCAGGGCGGTAGTTGGTCCAGATTCTTTCCTGCGGAAACCATGCCCTACAAGCTTGCTCAATGATGCCCTGTAGCTTGCTCATCTAACCTTCGGATCGTCGGGGTGGCTCATTCAAACAACCCTCTAGTGCTCGGGTAATTGCAGTGGGCTTCGGCCAGCTTGATTAGCTGCTCGTAAATCTTGATAAAGCCCTGTAAATTGGGGTGGAACAGGTAGCTGCTGTGTTCGACATGGCGAACCCCATCGTAGTAGGCACTAACGTCCATGACCTTCTCCCCTTCGGTACCATCCTCATCAAACGGTGAATCGGTGGTTCCGAAGCAGGATAGGGCTATCCAGACGTGGGCCTCAAAGCCGAGTTTTGAGCCATCTTCGTCTACGTTGGGCTTGTAGAAGATTCTGCACCACTCGAAGGCATCTACATGCTGCCAACCGGCGTAATCTTCGCGCTTAAATAGCTCACGGTCGTGGCTCATGTTTCGCTGGTAAACTCGCACTCAAAGACCGTTTCCATGTCGTAAACGCGGCCTTCTTCTATGTCTTTGAGGCTATTGACGAACCAGACCGGGGTGCCAGAAGTGTAGGCAGTGCAAGTGGGCCAAGTATGCCCTGGGCGAACATTGATAAATCCGGCGAAGCGACGATTCACCGCCTCATACACCGGGCTTTCTTGGACCTTCTTCCCCAACACCGCCACAACCGGCGCTAAAAACAGGATTTTGATGAAGGATGCGCGGGTCATTCTGGTGGCCTTTCTATTGGGCCTGCCCATTTACCACGGCAATCAGCTACTTCGACGCAGGCTCCGCACCAAGGAAGGGTGATATACAGGCCTTCATCTGGCTCCATGGAACCAGCCTCGACTACCGAATCGACTGCCCCCATGTAGTCGGCTTTCCCTGAAAACCAGTAGAAACCGGGTTCGGTTGGCGATTTGTCGGTCCAGCGCGGGCCATCTGCATTCCGTTTCGCTTCCTCAATCGCCGCCACAGCGCGTCGTTCTTCTGCGTTCTTAAGGGTTTCCATAGCGCTTTTGCGTGCCTCGCCAAGGCTGTTGACTCTGTTCGAGGCGGGCGTGCCAGCTTTCGGGCTTTGGGAACCCGAACCGCCCCGAACGGAATCAACTGTTGAGCTGGCGCTCATCACGGAAACCACAATAGCAAGTGGTGGTTGGCTTGTCAAATCGCTCCCATGGTGGGTGTTTCGCAAAATTAATGTTGCAAAGTAGTTTTTCTTATGAGACTGTCGGCTTCAGCCAATGCAAAAGGCTGATTTTTGTTTTCTTGAGCATCACCTACCTGAACGGATTGGGCTGTCCCCGGATGAGATTCGCAAGCGGCGCAATGAGTTGCTGAAGAAGGGGGAGGATTGGGATCGGGTGGGGCGCTGGATTAAATACAGCGAGGGTGGGGTGCGGAAGCTAAAGGGCCAGGTTGGGGTGGCTGAGATTAAGCCGGAGCCGCCGAAAGCGCAGTGGGTGGATGCTGAGGTAACAAGGTGCAATTTCCCGAATCACCGGATTATCGAGGTGAGGCAGTTCGAGACTGGAAAGCTTTGGAGCGTGCGCATCCATCCTGAGTGGCGGGATCGGTACAGGCCGAAGATGAAGATTCAGATTTTGGCGAATGGCGAGCGTGTCGCCACGACCAAGAGGCCACGGGAAAGGTATAAGTTTTGACCGTTGACCTGCATAGCTGGGATACCCTCGAAGAACTCGCTAAACGCGAGAAATTCAGCGTGCGCCGGAAATGGGGCATTCGGCGCGTAGAATATCATCGGACTGGTCGTATGGCTGACTGCATGGCGCTCATGGCCGAGTGCTGGCCTGAATCAGTTCTGGACGCCAAGGTTCGCCTTGTCCGCGATCACGTTCGCCCATGTGTATGAGTTGCCATCATCCTAAAGTTTGCCTGCATACTGACTGGGACACAATAGACGTGCTAGAACGCGAGGTTAAGAGCGGGGAAATAACTATTAGTGGCCCCAAGTGGGAGTATTGCGGGCGGGTAATCAAATTCCATGTCCATTTTAAAAGGTTGCCATCCGACGTGGCGCGTCGCGTAGTGGTCGTTTGGAACGAGCCGGGAAAGACTGATCAAAAGGCGGCACAGAGCGTAATCAGTGCATGCCGCCGATTAGTTAGGAATCACGTTCGCCCCTGCGTATGACCCTCTCCCGCACACGCCTGAACCCGAAAGCGCAGCGTATCTGTGAATTGCTGGTGACGCTGGGGTTGCCGCGCAAGGAGGTTTACCGGCAGTGCAATCGGAATGATGAGAGTAAGGGGGCGTTCTGGCAGCGGGAAGCGCCTCGGTTGGATTTGTGGCTTGAGCGGGCGCATACGGCGTATCGGCAGCGCATGATTAACCTGCACCCGGACAGGGGCGGTAGCGTGAAGGATGCGGCGTTGTTGAACACGGTCTGGGGCCGGGTTCGGTATTTGTTTCGCAAGCATGGGGTGACTTTATGAGGAAATACTTCTGCGATAAATGCGGCTCCGGAGATGACGTTGACGGGATTGTGGTTGGTGCGATTCGGTGTGGTTCTGGCGATGCCATTCAAGAGGTGGACTTGTGCAAGGCGTGCCGTTTTCAACTCAGAACTGCAATGCTGGATGTGCTCGGCAATGACTACGCTAGAACATTGCTGCACTGCCACGAGAGGGAAGAACTGTTTAAGCTATGAACTTCTCCAAACGATTTTCAGCGAAGCTGGCGAAGCGCAAGGAGCACATGGCGCGGTATGCCGGGCTGAGGTCGTTTGCGACGGCGAAGTATTACCGCAGGCTGTTTAAGGGAAAGTTGGCGCTGTGATTTTTATGAAATCCATCAAACTCAAAGATCGTGTCCGCAGAAATGAGGACCGTGGAACAGTGTCCGCGTTTTCACACCTATCAACGCTCAAGGTTCTTGTGAATTGGGATCGGGGCGATGCTACGTGGGTCTTGAAATCAAGCCTGCGCCCGGAGTAAGTGACCGCCACCCTCGAAGCTCCACCAGTAGAAGCGCCTAAACCGCGCTTTCAACTGTCGTTTGGTGGGACGAGCATTCAGGTCACGGGCGATGATTTGGAGCGGTCGCGCAAGTGGTGCAAGGAGAACGTAAAGGCTTGCCCGGTAATTCCGCCGTATCTCGCTGGCGATCCTGACGCGAAGCTGTTCTTTCCGCCTAAGCCGGAAAAGCTGTTGTTCTGGACGAGCACGGGCAAGGAGAAGGCTGCTGAGGAAGTTGTAAATAGCTGGAATAAAGCGGTAACGCTGATGGAGCAAGACCCGCTGCGTTACGGGCATCGGCCTTCATGCTGGTCAGACGCGGACAAGTGCATCAGTGAGTCTTTGCTTACCTGTATATTCGGTGGAGGCGGGAGTTCAAAAACCAGATTTGCAGCAGAGCTTGGTGTTCGGACCATGCTGAAGAAGCCGGGGGCTAAGGTGCTCTGGCTGCATGAGGCGCAGCAGCCATCCATCGACATTCAGCAGGCTTACGTTTACGACATGTTGCCGCCTGAATGGAAGCGGCTGAAGTATCGCAAGTCGGACAGGATCACGAAGATTAACTGGACGAAAGCCGGTGGCTTCATGGCTGGGGCGCATCACAAGTTCGTCCTGCCCAATGGGAGCATGGGCCTGTTCGGGTTCTACAACCAGGACATTAAGGTTTGCGAAGGGTACGGCTGGGACTTGGTTCTGGCTGACGAAGATTTGCCGCTAGGCTGGCTCAAGACGCTGCTGTATCGCCTTCCTCGGCAGAATGGCAAAATGGTTTGGACCTTTACGCCGATTCGCGGCATTACCCCGGCGATCAAAGAGGTTGTGGACGGTGCTACGGTAATTGAAACGCGAAAAGCGGAATTACTAGACCAGCACAGGGTCCATGTTCCGGGGTGCCCAAAGGGTCACATGCCATACCTCCAAAAAGGCATATTCTGCGACGGTGGTTCGCAAATAATTTACTTTTTCACGGAAATGAACCCGTGGTCCGGGTACGAGCAACAGAAGAAGGTTGCTGCGCGTGCCACCACGGAAGAAAAGGAACGCCGGTTTTATGGGTGGTCGCGGCAACTGGTTGGCAAACGGTTCCCGAAGTTTGGTGGGTGGAACATCGTCAAGGAAATCCCCAAGGATGTGACGCGCTACGTGGTGATGGACCCCGGCCCTGGCAGGAATGCGTTCATCATCTGGGTTGCGGTGGATCGTTACCGTCGCCACTGGATTTATCGGGAATGGCCCGATGTAGAGACTTATGGCGAATGGGCGGTAACGAGCGAGACAAAGAACAAATGGGATGGCGACATGGGGCCAGCACAGAAGCCACTGGGCAAAGGCGTGAAGGGTTACAAGGAAATCATGCTGAATGCCGAGGGGAACACATGGACCGGAACCCACTGGCAGACCGGGCCGACTACGGAGACGATTTTCATTCGTTACGGCGATCCGCGAGCGATGGCAGACCCGTCCGGGGTTGAGGAAGGGCAGGAGGGCAGCAACATGTTTAGCCGATTCGTGGAGGAACAGAAGGATGAAAAGGGGAATGTGATCGGGCCATCCATGGATTTTCTGCCAGCACCCGGCTACCACATCGAGCGCGGGGTGGAAATGATAAATGATTTACTGGACAAGTATAACCCGGATGAACCGCCAACGGCGATGCTGAACGAGCCGGGGTTGTTCGTGCATGAACGATGCAAGAATGTGATTTGGGCCATGAACAACTGGACGGGAATAGACGGCGAGAAAGGCGCGTCAAAAGACCCGGTGGACACGGTGCGTTACATGGCTACGGCGGATTTACAGTTTCACGATCCTAAAATGCAAGTGAGTTATGGTGGGGGAAGCTATTAGCACCGAACATGGGTTCAGTTGGAGGCGTGTCATTAAGAGGTTGCCGGGAGAACTGTTATCGGCGCTTTGGTACATAATCATGTGGGAGATTGTTCAGGCATGCCTAAGTTAAACGAAAAGCCAGTTGGAATGTCGCGAGAGGACGCGCTGAAGCTGCCGCCATTAATTCATCGTAAAGTGTGGCTCAGTGTTACTGGAATCCCGGTTCACGCCTTTCGCCTCATGGTTGAGGACGGGGACATTCGAACTTTAGTTGTCGGCAGGACAAAGAGCCGGTGCATGTACTACCGCGACGATGCGCTGCGGATTGCTGGCTACAAATTGGAGGTAAAAAATGGAAACTGAATCAGAATCACTGGTCTATACCCAGGAACAGCCCGACATAGCGGCGCTGGTCAAAGAATTCAAGGAATGCACGCCCTACGCTTACGGGTGGGATCGAGTGCGCGACAACGAGGACACGCGATTTTGCCGCTGGGACGGGCAATCCACGGACGGCAAGAAACACGATCAGGAAAACAAAGAAGCTTTCCCGTGGGACGGCGCGAGTGATACGCGAGTCAATCTGGTGGACGCGATCATCACCGAGCACGTCGCGTTGCAGGTGGGCGCATTCCATCGCTCCGTCGCATTGCTCAAGGGTATGGAGCCGAAGGACGAAGAATCAGCCGCCAACGTCAACAAGCTGCTCCAATGGCTCACTAGTGAGAAGATGAACGACGAATTGCTGAACGAGTTCCAGCTTTCGGCGCAGTATCAGGGCACTTACGGCAACTTCATTCTGCACCCAACATGGGAGCGCGAGGTTGAAATGCGGCGTGACCCAATCACGCTCGAAAAGATGGCGCAGATTGCTGCACAGATGCCGGGTTCTCCGCTGGAAATGCTGACGCAACTCATTGCCAATGAGGAAACCGAGGATCAGGCCGTTGCGTTGGTGCAGGAATACGGCCGTCAAATCGCCCAATCCGCCGCCGCCGAGCAGTTGGGCAACGAAAACAGCGATTTATTTGACAATTACGAGGTAAAACCGAAAGCGGCTCGTAAATTCGTGCGCGAATTGCGCGACGGCAAGGTTTCGGCGCTGCCAATACCTTACATTTGCAAGAATCAGCCCTGCATCCGGGCGCTGAAGCTGTGGGAGGACGTGTTTATCCCGCCATACGTGACTGATTTGCAGAAAGCACCGCGTATTTTCGTTCGGGACTACTACACCGAGCAGGAATTACGCGCTGAAGCCGCGCTTGAGGGTTGGGATCAGGAATGGGTGGAGAAGGCCGTGAAGTGCAAAGGCCATGAATCTACGTGGACCGTGAGCAGTGCGACCGAATCGACCGCCGTTTACGTCAATTCGGAATCATCTTTCACATGGACTGACGCCGAAACCAACAAAGACAGGATTGAAGTGGTTTGGGCCTACACCCGCGAGTTGGATGAGGACAACGTAACCACGATTTACTGCACGATTTTCCACCCGGAAATTACCACGGTGGATAACGGCACTGATCCACTGTATGCGAAGCGTGAGCCAGTGGGTTACGCGCACAAGAAAATGCCGTTCATCGCCGGGCCGCGTGAGCGATGGCACCGCAGCATCCTTTCCTCTCGCGGAATTCCTGAAGTGCTCTCGTCGCGCCAGCGGGAAATCAAGGTGCAACGTGATGCGCTGGTGGATTGGACTTCGCTTTCCGTTGCGCCGCCAATCCTGATGCCGAGCACGTCGCCGGGAGCCAAGTTCAGGTTCGGCCCGAATGTCAAAAACCAAGTCATTCCCGGCAGGGAGCCGAAGCAGATGGAACTGCATTCGCCGGGGTCTCCGGTGGCGTTTGAGTTGATGGAACGATTTGAGCGCGAGATTAAAGAGGAAATGGGTGTGCCGCATCCTGACGTTCCGCCCGCCCGCATTCAGGTGAAGCAACAGCAGATCGTCAACAACATCCTGGCACCGTGGACTGAAGCGTTCCAGCAGGCGGTCGTTCTGATTCACCAGTACATGCCTGATTCGGATTATCAGGAAATTACCGGAGCGCCAAAGCCGCAAACGATGGATTTCGAGAAGGATTTCATTCTGTCGTTCGACGTGCGCGAAATGGACGACGAACACCTGCTGAAACGGTACAAGGCGATTGCTGAAGGCATCCTGCCATATGACCGGGAAGGCGTGATTTCTCCAGCCAAGTTTGTTCGTGCCATGTTGCGGGCGGTTGACCCGTCGCTGGCGAAAGAGATTACGCTGGACGGCAACCAAGCCAGCCAGCAGATGGTTGAGCGCGTTCAGGATGATTTCGTCAAGATGCTCGCAGGCATGGAGCCGCGCCTAACGCCCGACGATAACCCAACAGCGATGGCCGAGCTACAGATTGCCCAACAGATAATTGAGGCCAACCCAAAGATGCAGCAGGCCGTTCAGCAGGATCAGGACTTTATGGAAAAAGCCAAGAAGTGGTTTGAGAATCGGCAGTTTAACGTCCAGCAGGCCGAGAACAAGCAGACTGGTAGAATGGGGGTGGCGGCGTGAGCACTGTTACCGCCACTGGCGCGTCTGAAATTGAAATGGGCAGGCGCATAGACGAGCTTGAAAACGAACTCGCCACGTTACGCCGGGTGCTCGACACAAAAAACCATTTCAAGCAGATGTTCGCCCGGTTCAGCTTTGAGAAATACGACCGGCTGGTGAAGGAGAAGCTTCAGGCTGTCTCGGAAACCAACCATGTCTTTGTCGCGGTGCAGGCATTACTGGACAAGTCCATTCTGGCAGATCATATCGCCGCCCGCGACGACACTCAAACCAACGAGCAGATGCGGTCCAACCTTGGGCGTGAGTCTGCCCTTGAGGACTTCCGCAATAATCTTCTGGAAATTTGGGCAGAGGCGAATAAGCCAATTAGGGGTTCATAAGGGTTCATAGAGATTCATCCGGGCAGTAGGCCCGTTTACTTCCCCGCCTGCAAATGGTTCTTCCGTAGGCGAAGGCACTATTTGGGTCCACTGAACCGCCCCAGCCTTCCTCGAAAGCGGGCTGATATGAGAACCAAGTCCGACTTGCAGGCTAAAGCATGGCTAACGATACCGGGACAGTAGAACTCCCGACCGAAACTACGGAAGAAGCCGTCGCGGGCACGCAGGAAGCCATCTACAAACAACTGTTTGGTGATGAGCAGCCGGAAGCTCCGCAGAAGTCCGAGGAAACCGAGCAACAGCCCGAATCTTCCACGGAACAACCACCCCAAGAAACCGAAACAACGTCCGAAACGGAGTCTGAAACTCCGCCCGCTGCTGAAGCTGAGGAAGATGAACCCGAGGTAACGCCAGAGGTTCAGGAAACCATCAACAAGCGCATCGGTAAGGAAGTCG